CTCCAGTAGTGTTTGCAAACGCACCACCGCCACCGCCTGAACCGCCTGTAGATGGCGCCCCTCCAAAAGAACCAGCACCGCCCCCACCAGCAGAAGTAATAGTAGAAAAAACACTATCGCTACCGCTAACACCAGGAGCAAAAAAAGGAGCGCCACCGGCCCCACCAGCACCTATTGTTATTGTGTAGTTTGTATCCCTTTGAATTGTTAAAAAACCGTTACGATAACCGCCAGCACCGCCTCCACCGCCCATTGTGTATAAAAAACGAGCAGCACCGCCTCCACCACCACCAGCAACAACCAAATATTCAACATTTAAAGTTACTTCACTAACACCAAATCCATACGCTTTGGCACTGGCATACGCAAGGGTAGACAAATAAGGCATATTTAGTCTTTAAGTAAACGCAGTCTTAGAAGCTAAGACAATGTAAGTATTTGTACCAGTCTTTACGATGTTGTATACATAAAGTTCAGTTGAATTGGCTGTACCACTAATAGGCGCACCACCTTGCCACTTAGGAGTCACATTTGAGCCATCAATCTGAGTAAGAGACACATATCGAGCCGTAACATTGTTAGTCATTCCAAACGCTACAGTCACAGACTCATTGTTAGAAATCGTATTGTTTAATGTTGTTCCACTATCGCCACGAATATTGATAGTCACATTTGCTGTTGCATTGCCTGTATACAACAACACTTGAGAGGTTTTAACATCAAAGTTGATCGTGTTGGCAGCACCATTAGCATTAATTGTGACTAACTCACGATTGCTGTTGTTGGCGATTGTGTTTGCAAAAGTTCCACCAGTTAATGTGGCATTGCCTGAAGTAAGGTTTGTAATAGTGCTATTTGTGGCATTGGCAGTAATAAATACCGCATTTCCACTATTGATCGTGATTAAGCTCATAGTCACAGAGTTAGCATTGCCACCTGTGATGTCTACCGTACTAGCGTTCTGAGTGGACATTGTGCCAAGACCAGTCACCTGCGTATTGGGTATAGAAATAACTGTATTGCTTGCAGCAGTAATCTGGCCTTGGGCATTGACTGTAAAGGTGCTAACCGCGCTAGCATTGCCATAGGTTCCTCCCGCTACCGTGGTGTTAGCGATTGCTAATGTGACATTTGCTTGAAGATTTCCACCGCCTGTTAGACCTGTGCCTGCTAAGACATTGACTTGCGAGTTAGCTACGTTAGAACCTGTAATCACTACGCCACTAATGGTTCCACCAGTGATTGCCACATTTCCTGATGCTAAATTTGTGACTGTGATGTTTGTTGCATTTGCCGTATTAAAGACAGCATTGCCGCCCGTAATGTTGACTGCCGCCAAAGCCTCGGAACCATTGCCAATCCCATTTATAGCATTAACTACCATAGAGAAATTTGCGTCTAGGTTTGCTAGCGGTATAGATGCCGTGGCATTCGCAAATGTATTAGGGATAGTGACTGGGAGTGCCATTAGAACCTCGCTCTTAGTTCATGCTCGTATTGGAAGCCATTGATCGTAAACGGTGTAGCAGTAGCCGTGATAGACATTCCTAGGTACTTTCCGTACATCTTTGCATCAGACTTGTACAAGAAATAGCCAGCACCAGGAGAAATGTTACCTAGCCAAGATATGACTTGACTACTGTTATTTGTCCAATTTATTTGATTGTTTAGGTTGTTAACCCATACCACCGTATTTAGAAAAGTAATTGGTGGTGACTGGTCTGACTCTGAGTCTACAAATGCTTCTAAGGTAATTGGTTGATTTCCAAGCGTAGCCTCGATACCAATCTTAAGCGCCTGTTTGTCCCTGATTGGGTCACCCATAGGCAACAGGGCAGTCTCAATGTCTACTGACACTGGGTTCGTATCATCCTCATAGAACTGGTACAAGTCTGTACCAGTAGAACCATAGAGGTTTAAGAATCCATCACTGACTGACGGGACAACAAAGTAGCAATCTGCAAGCTGGTCAGTAAAGAACCATTTGCGCTCAAAGAATGCAGCCTGTATCCAACGGAAGGTGCCATTGTCGTTGTAGCGGAAGTTGTAAACCGCGCACAGGATGTTGTTGATAAGGCATTGCCCACCGCTGATCTGGCTATTAAAGTCAATTAGCGGAAAGATTCCGTCTAACGGGTCACTAATCTTGGTAGTCGTAGCACCTACTAGCGCATAGACCCCATACTCATTCATAAAAAGGACTGAACGAAAGTACGGGAAGATAGCCTGCCTAATGTTTGATCCAACTGATGCGGAGACGTTGGTGTTGGTAAATAGGGTTTCCCCTGAGTTTGCATCCACCCGAACGTCTGAGAACACGTTGATAGAGTCCTCACCAAACACATAAAGGAAGTTGTTAGCAGCAAGGATTCGGGTGATATTGGTACGCAAAGTAGAGTCTGAAATAGTCAGAAACCCTGCGGAGATGCTGTAGAAGTCGTTATAGGTGTCTGCTGCGGTGTAAAACACCGTTCGATCACTAGCAATCCACGATCTACCTGAGAAGGTGGCTATGTCTGTGCCATTCTGGTCTAGGATTGTGCAGGTAGCGTTGGCATTAGAGCCAGCACCAGAGATTGTGATGCTAGGCGCAGAGGTGTAGCCTGTACCAGCTTCGGTAAGGACAATCTCAGACACCACATTGCCGACTAGGATGACTTCGCCAGTGGCTTGCACTCCATTAGCCTGGTTTGGAGCCCCAAAAGTGACTGTGGTATTGGCTGCTAGGTAGCCAGAGCCACCATTATTGATGGTGATGCTATTAATTGCACCTATGTCGTGAAGGTTTACGCCATCCCAAGTCTTATAGCCGTTGTTTGGGTCAATAATCAGCGCACGTTCGTTCTTCCATTGGGTAATTGCTACCCCAGAATTGGAAAAAGTACCGGCTGCGGCTATGTTTCCTTGAGTGCCGGTGGTGATATTGACGTATTGGGCGCTACCGTCATCCCCAAAAGACAGGATGTATTCGGTATTGTTGATGTTTACAGAGCCTAGGAAGGCTGTATTAGCAGACCAAGTGACGTTTGCTAGGACTTCATTGCCCGGAACAGTCTTAAGATTGCCAAAACCGATAGGCATGGCGTTCTCTAGCCAGCCAAACTCACCGTCTCCAATTACTGTGCGGGAGTTTTTAGTGTTTACTCCTTTGAAGTCCTTGACTACGGCATAAGATTTCTTCTGCTCTACCGCAGCCATGTCAGTACCCCGATATGTAAGGTGTAGGTAGCCTGCGCGTAAAGGTGGTATTCAGTGCCGCAATGATGCGTTTTTGGTATTCCTGCTTAAAAATCTCTGCTTCCCCGTAGGACTGTTCCTGATACTTAGCCATGTAAGCAGCGTAGAACGGCACAGCCTCAGTAAAGACGTTGGGCAAAGTCTCTACAGGGTCAGCATCAGTCAGCGGGTCTTTGAGAACAACCGTATCAAACTCAGCCTGATACGTTTGGTCGGTAGTCGGGGCAATATAAATTTTCTTAGGCCCGTACATGGAGAAGCCTACTGGCCTTCCAGTGTACGTCTGCCAGTACCGCAACTGAGCATTGAAGTCAGTCCACGGCAGATAGTACAAGGGGATACGAGTATTCCCCCAATATAGGATCAGGTTCAGTACATCTATGGTTTTGTCGCCTTCAGGCAGGACAGAGAAGTCAATTGTCTCTGTGCCTTGAGGCAGGGTGTACGTCTGTAAGACTCTATTGCAGCCAGTGTCTTGAATTAACTCAAGTCTACCGTCATTAACGTAGTCAGTTATTTCCGCATTTGTCCAGAAGTTTGCATTGACATCATGCAGTAGCCTCCGAGTCTGCGTAATGTAACTCGATAGAGTTGTAGCCATGTCTACTCATTAGTTGTCGGTGATGCAACTTTCGCCGCTGCCCTAGTTTTTACCTGGGGCGCGGCTACTCGTTCCACCACCGGGGCTGACAAGTGGACAGTCTGTGCAGGTTGGCGTGAAAACGAAAACTTACCCATCTTTTCCATTGCTGCTGGAAAGTCAGTGCTTATCTTCATCCACCCCAACCTGACAAGATACGGCTCTTTATTGTCATCGCCATAACCGAATATGTGCTTTGCAACAAGTTCTGGTACTTGCAGTTCTTTACCAGGCACAAACTCAAACTTTG